TAGTTATCTACGGCGAGGTAAACAAAAACGTAGGAGTTGGTAAACAAATCCGTAGGTTTAAGTAAACAAATCCGTAGGTATTGGTAAACAAATCCGTAGGTGTTACAAACCAAAAACAGCACACTTTTGTAGTGACCTCGCACACCTTTAGGTAAAAAAACATTATGAGCCATTTTATCTTAGCCTTGAGAATATCTGTCGATAAACTCTATCACTCCCTGAGCAGCCAGTTCCTGAAGCGTCTTACCCGTACATTCCTTCAGACGAGCCAAGCGGAAATGATTCGCGCAAATTGATTTTTTTTACGTCTCTTGCCATAATATTCTATTGATTAAAAGTCCTCAATTATTTGTATGAAATATAACATGAGCTGCCTACTGAGGCATACTCTCTAAGATTTCTTTCGTAAATCGCTCATAGTCCTGCCCTACCCTGCAGTAAGGTGCATAAGAAAAGATGTCGGTACCCATCGCCTGAGCTTCCACCATCTTAGTATCTCTGCGGGTATATGAATCGAATACGTAGTCATCAAATTTCTTGCTCAGATATTCTTTGAATTGACGCGTCGCCTTGGTCTGATCGTTACTCATCACCTCCAGCAGTCCACGAATATCCAGGTCCTCATTCAGGTCTTCCCTGGTCTCTATCACGGCATTGGTGATTTCAGCAATACCCTTTGTGGCCAACACTTCCAACTGGACGGGGATAACGACACTCGATGCCGCTGCCAGCGCATTATAGGTGAGCAGCGACATGGCTGGAGGGCAGTCTATCAATATGAGCGATTTACGAAAGAAATCTTAGAGAGTATGCCTCAGTAGGCAGCTCATGTTATATTTCCT